CAGTTAAATGTATACGATATTGTCAACATTAACCTTTACTGGGGCAATTCTCGGATACCTCTTCGCTATTTGCCCTGGTCTAATTTCACAGCGCAGTTGCGGTACTGGCAAAATTATGTGGGTAGACCCATATGCTTTTCAGTGTACGGACAACAACAAATTTACATCGCACCCATACCAGATCAGCAATACTACATTGAAGTAGACACCAACATTTTGCCTAGTCCGTTGGTGTTGACCAATCCAAATGTGACTGACACCATCATTGATCCGTATTCAACGGCTGTGCAATACTACGCAGCTTACAAGGCCAAGTTTTACGAACAATCTTACGGTGAGTCTGAAATCTTCAAGCAACAATACGATAAACACATTTTGAACGTGCTTAACAGCGTGTTCACGAGAAGAATTCCTGATCCTTATAGTTCTGGAGGTTAAACATGGCCTCCGCAGAACAAAAGAAATCTTATGCGGTCATTAAGCAATTCAAAGGGCTTGACACCAAAGCCAACAGAACTGCTATTGATAAAGATGAGTTTTACTGGATAGAAAATGCCATGCCTATTGGGGCTGGCAATATGCGTATCATTCCCACCAGTTCTAACGTCAGCAACGCTGGCAATAGCGTGGTGTTCACCAGTAACGTCACAGCCCTTTATTCTGCCAACATCAACGATGATTATGTCGTTGCTTTTGAGTCAGACGGCAGCGCACAAGGTTATGACTTGCAAGGCAATGCGATGGTCACCATTGCAAGCTCTGGAACGCTCTCTAACGCCAATGTTTCTGCTGCCCAATACCAGAACACTGACCTTTTCATCGGTGACCCAGACAAGGGTTTATTTGATTGGAATGGCACAAGTTTGATTCCTGTGGGTTCTGTTGGTTTGATTGCCATCACCAATCCTGGTATCAACTACACATCTGCTCCTAGCGTTACCATTTCTACGCCCAACAATGCAAACGGGGTGCAAGCAACAGCTGTAGCCAGTATCACGTCTGGTTCTGGCGGTGTTTTAAGCATTCAGATGACTAATACGGGGTCAGGCTATACGTCTGTTCCTAAAGTAATTATCAGCACACCTGACGTTGTGGGTGGCAATACGGCAGTGGGTTCAGCTACCATTTCTGGTGGCAATGTGGTTGCCATTTCTGTGGTTCAACCAGGATCAGGTTATCTCAACCCCCCGTCTGTGACCATTTCTGGGGGTGGTGGTTCTAGTGCAACTGCCAATGCAACTTTATCCACAGGTATTGTTAACTCTATTACCCTCACAAATGCGGGTAGCGGGTACACAACTCAGCCTACGGTGACCATCTCTGGTGGTGGAGGCACAAATGCCAATGCCATCGCTCAACTTGTGACTTTTGCCACGGGTACAGTGTCCATCCAAGTCAATAATGGGGGCACAGGATACGGTCAATATGGTAATTTGGCGGTCACGATTACTGGTGGAGGCGGTGCAAATGCAAATGCAACTGCCATTATCAGCGGTAACGTGGTCACAGAAGTGGTGATGAACAATCCTGGTTCTGGATACACTTCACCGCCAGCCGTGAGCATTTCTGGTGGCACTGGATCAGGCGCAAACATCAGCGCAACCATAAACACCAACAAAATTGTGGATGTAGCCACATTTAGTGGTCGTGTTTGGGTGGCAGCTGGAAGAACAGTGTACGCATCTGCCTCTACAAGTCCCACAGATTTCACGTCTGTATCTGCTGTGGCTTTCAACATCACGGACAGTACGCTACACGGCAACATTCAAGGCTTGTTGTCAGCCAATAACTTCTTGTATGTGTTTGGTGATGACAGTATCAACGTGTTTTCTGACCTTCAGGTGACCGCTACGGGGGCCACGGTGTTCACCAACACCAACGTGTCAGCATCTATTGGTACTAAGCGGATTTATGCGGTTTTTCCGTATTTCAGGTCTGTTTTGTTCATGAACGACTATGGTATTTATGCCCTTGTCGGTTCTACAACAACCAAGATTTCAGACCCGTTAGATGGTATTTTCCCTTACATAGACTTCAGCAAGCCTGTGACGGCTGGTCAAGCACTGCTCAACAACATCTTGTGTGCGGTGTTCAACTTCTATGTGAACAGTTCTTTTCCCATTGGCCCTGGTGGATCAAGGTACATACAAGCTGTGTTCTTTGAGAAGAAATGGTTTATCACCAGCCAAGGCACAATTCAATATGTGACTTCTGTGCCTTATGGTGGCATTGTCAATTTGTACGGTACAGATAATAATAAAGTATTAAAACAACTGTACAAAGACAGTACAAGTGCTATTAGCAGTTATATCCAGACTGCTTTGCAAGACATGGGGGACCCTATCCGCACCAAGCAAGCATTGAAATTTGCGGTTGAGGCAACGGTGTCAACAGGTGGTATTTTCAATGTCACAGTGGACTCAGAAAATGGGTCTAGTCCGTCTTACACATTGTCTAACGAAATCAGCTGGACAAACAATCTGGGTTCGTTTATAGGTTGGACAAATAGTTCAGGTGCAACGATAATTTGGACTACGCAAACGGGATATTATCTGTACAAGTCAGATGCTGAGCAGTACGGTAAGTATTTAGGGTTAACCATGACCAGTAATTCTGCTGCGTTCATCGTTAACACATACGAGTTTGAACATGAATTAAGAGTGAGGTTCTAAAATGCCAGTAACGTACACATTTGCAAACGCAACCGCTGCAATACCTTTATCACAACTAGACAACAATTTTGCTACGCCCATTACCATCGGTAACGTGGCTATTCAGTTGGGTAATACCGTATCTAGTATTGGAAACGTCACTCTTGCAAACGCAACTGTCAGCAATTCAACGCTAGGCAACGTCACCATCACATCTGTTGCAAGCACGTTTCCCAACAATTACTTGTCTAACAGCTCTGTCACCATCGGTAACACGGCTGTTGCGCTAGGTTCATCTGCAAGCACCATTGGAAACGTAACACTTACAAATGCCACATTGAGCAGTCTTGCAACTCCTATTACAACGGCAGAAGGTGGTACAGGATTGTCAGGATCAACTCCATTTACAGCAAATGGAGTAGTGTATGCGTCTAGTACAAGTGCTTTGGCTACTGGGTCAGCGTTAACTTGGAATGGTACACAATTAGGCGTAGGAACAAGTAGTCCAACTAGCGGTTATGCGTTAGATGTTCGTGACAGAACAAGAGTTGCATCAACAAGCAATTATGTTCTTGATTTAATTGGTTCGGGTTCAAACACATCTACGATACAGTTTTATGCAGATAATTCTATTGGTGCAATTATTACAACTGGCACATCAGCAATACCTTTAACATTTTATACTGGTGGCTCAGAAAAAATGCGCCTCACAAGCGCAGGCTATCTAGGTATAGGTACAAGTAGTCCTAGTGCCCAACTTCATGTTAGCGGTTCATCAGCAACAGCAAATTTAATTCTTGATGGGAATGGTAGTTCTAACGGTGGAAATTTGTATTTTTATGCTGATATTTCTGGAAGTGGTAACAAATATCGTTCAGCAATAAGTGGAATAAATATTTCTAATTCTGGAAGTGGAATAACTTTTAGCACAAGTAACAATGGAAATACTTCACCAACAGAACAAATGCGCTTAGATTACAACGGTAAATTATTAGTTGGAATGACATCTTATTCAGCTTATGCTAATGGAGTTGCTATATATAGCGATGCAAATGGTGCCGTCTTAAATCTTGGGCACACAACTGGTTCTGGAAGTGGAGCTGGGTTTGTTCTTTTTGGATATAACGGTTCTGGTATTGGTTCTATTGCTCAAAACGGAACAACAGGTGTTCTTTACAACATCACATCTGACCAACGTTTAAAAACAAATATCGTTGATGCCCCAGTAGGAAACATTGACCAAATTAAGATTAGATCATTTGATTGGAAATCTGATGGATCACACAACACTTATGGTGTTATTGCTCAAGAGCTATTAGAAGTAGCGCCTTATGCAGTCCATGTGCCCGCAAACCCTGATGAAATGATGGGTGTGGATTATTCCAAACTTGTCCCAATGATGATCAAAGAAATTCAATCCCTCAAGGCTGAAGTAGCCACACTTAAAGGAGCTTAATATGTCAAATACATACAACTGGATCGTAGAAGCAATTGATTGCTACCCCCAAGCTGAAGGCCAAACAGATGTGGCTTTCACAATTCATTGGAGATGCAACGCTACTGATGGAACACACAATGCCACGATTTACTCTACTTGTGGAGTAACTTACGTTGCGGGTTCACCATTTACCCCTTACGCACAATTGACACAACAACAAGTGTTAGGTTGGATTTGGGGAGGTGGTGTTTCTGAAAGCGGAACACAAACCGCATTGGATAACATGATTGCAAGCCAAATCAACCCAACCGTTGTCACACCAGCATTGCCTTGGAGCAACTAATGGAAAACATCACAATCACAACTCAATTGGCTAATGCTATTGTTCAATATTTGGCTACCAAGCCTTATGCTGAAGTAGCTAACTTGATTGCGGAATTGCAAAAGCAAGCCACGCCTCCCGCACCACAGGAACCACAACAATGAGTGTATCCGCACCATTTGCCCCATCTGGTAACACTGTAGTCATTACAGCGTCTACTACTGCACCCGCACCCGTACAGATTACATCTAGTACGCTTGGGGGAAACCAATACAGAATCATTAACAGTGGTACTGTTACTGCATTTTTGGGTTATGGGCAAACATCTGCGCTTGCAGCTGCTGGTGCGGTGATTCCTACATCAACTCAAAACAATTGTTTAGCACTTTTGCCTGGTACAGATGAAATCATCACGTTTGTACCCAATGCTTATTTCAGTGCAAATGTATCTACAGGCACAGCCACGCTATACATCGTAGCGGGTGACGGGGACTGATCATGTTAAAAACAGTATCTTTTATCGGATTATCGGGGCAGTTGGTTTATGCTGGCACATGGAATGCCAATACAAACTCGCCTACGCTTACATCTGGTGTAGGTACTAAAAACAATTATTACGTTGTTTCCGTTGCTGGAACAACCACGTTAGATGGAATATCTACATGGTCTGTAGGGGACTGGGCTATCTTTAACGGCACAGTCTGGGAAAAGGTGTTGGGTGGAACAACCGAGTCTTTTGCCAACGTAGCGATCACATCTGCCACGGGTTATGTATATGCCAACGGTACGGCTAATGTAACAGCGTCTACAACCATACCCAACAGTGGGTTAGCAAACTCTAACGTCATTGTTGGCAATGTCACGATTGCTTTAGGTAGTTCTACAGCCAACATTGGTAACATTACTCTTGCAAATGTAACCATACAAAGTGGTAATGCAACATTCACCAATGTTACTGCACAGAACCATATTGCCACTGCAAACATTTATGCAAACGTAACAGCTGGTGCATTTTCTTACGGAACACTTGGTTATTCAGATGTGGGAATCCTTGCGTCTTATGCAAACAGTTCTAACAATTATGTTCAAATTGTTTTACAAAATACAAGCAGTGGAACAAACGCATCTAGTGACTTTGTAGTTGTAAATGACACAGGTTCAGCTTATGCTGACTTTGGTGTTACATCTAGTCAATATACGGGAACGGGTGCTTTTTACAAACCCAACTCTCCTTATTTGTACGCTGGTTCTTCTGACCTTTATATTGGTACTATTACTGCAAATGCTATTCACATTGTTGCTAATAATGCAACAACAGATGCCATAACAGTTGCAGTTAACAATGCTGTAACTATTCCATCTTTATCAAGCAGTAATGTAACC